GAAGACGTTTTTCTTGCTCAAATATAGCAATTTGTCGATATGCGGTATATTTTAATTGCTACTATATGTTGTAGCATTGCGTTTGTATGTTAATATATATAAATAAAATGTAATATTTATTATTAGGAGTTTATATGGCACCTAAAGGGCCAATACCAAAAAATAAAACAAAACTTACCGGCCATAGAGATAATAGTTTGACAATGTTGCAGGGCGGTAAAAATTTTCCTACGCCTAAACCTAATTCACGATGGGTTGCTAAAACAATTAAATATTGGAATGAGTATTGGAACAGTGAATTAGCAGCAACAGCGCAGGCTGTTGATTTACCAGCGTTTTATAGATTATTTCAATATTACGATGAAACTGAAAGAGCCAATAGGGTAATTGCCAGGCAGGGTAATAGTGGACTACTTGCTGAGGGGAGCAAAGGTCAAGCTGTTATTAATCCTTTAATTCAACTTACGCTTAAACTTGAAGAAAAAATTTTAAGGCTTGAGCAAGAGCTTGGGTTAACTCCGCTCGCTCGGCAACGGCTTGGAATTGCGTTTGGCGAAGCTCAAATGGGTTTTCAACAATTACAGCAATTATTAGCAGAAGATGATAAAGAATTAGTTGATCCGCGGTTATTATTACTAGAGGAGGAATAATGGATTGGTTAGGCGTGTTTTTATTTTTTGTTGCAGTTAATTATTTATCATGGTGGCTAATTAAAAATAATAAAATATGAGTCAAATATTCAAATTTAAAGATACAAGTATTTCTATATATACAATAGAAGCAGAATCAGAAAAAGAAGCAATAAAAATATTAGATAAACTTTGGTGGACAAAAACTAAAAGTATTAAAAATATGATTGATAAACAAGAAATTAAAGTTTTAGATAAAATTTATATAACTTATAAAAATCCTAAACATAAATGTACAAATTTCATTTTTGGTGACGATGAAGATAAAAAATATTGTGAAGATTGTTGGAGTTATCAAGAAAATGATTAGCTTACCTGAAACTAAAGGCGATCGTGTTGTAAAATTTATTGAAGGTTTTTGTGTGCATGGTGAAGGTGATTTTTACGGAATGCCGTTTAAACTTGATGACTGGCAAAAAAAAATTATTTATGAACTTTATGAATTAAATGAAAATGGAACTCGCAAATATAGGGAAAGTTTAATTGGTTTGCCAAAAGGAAATGGAAAATCGCAGCTTGTATCAGGTATAGCATTATTTGAATTACTTGGATCAGGCGTAACTTCACCTTTAGTTGCTGTTGCTGCTGCTTCTTATGAACAAGCTAATTTAGTTTTTGGTACTATGAAAACAATGTGTGAGGAAAGTCCAATATTAAATGGTATGGTTGAAACATTTCAAAATGAAATACAAGTTAAAAATGGGAGCGGAAGAGCATATAGAATTGCAGCTAAAGCAGGAACTGCCGATGGAGGTAGAAACAGCTGTAGCATATTTGATGAAGTTCATGAGTTTAATAATATAAATTTAGAGCGCGTACATTATGTACTTTCAAATAATACAGCTAAGAGAAGAGACGGCATAGTTATAAATATATCTACTGCAGGCCACGACTTAGACAGCTTAATGGGCAGATTATATACTAGAGGTATTATGAAAGAAGCAGGTAAAGCAGAAGACCCTGAGTTTTATTTTAAATGGTTTGGCGCAAAAGATGGCGATAACCCTAAAGACGAAGAACTATGGAAAAAAGTAAACCCAGCTATACAAAATGATTGGTGGCCTATTGAAAATTTAAGAAGGCGTTTTAAATCACTACCGTTAAATGAATTTCAAAGATACCATTTAAATCAATGGACAAGAATTGAAGAGCAAAGCTGGATTAGTGGAGAACAATGGCAAGCTTGCGAAAATAAAGATTTGCAATTAATTAAAGGTGCCGATACATTTGTTGGAATTGATATGGCTTTGCGTCATGATACTTGCGCTGTTTCTTATGGACAAAAAGATGATAAAGGAATTATTAAAGTTAAAAGTAAAATATGGCAGCCTCAAGGCGAAAATTATTTAGATGTACAAGAAATTGAAGCATTTATTGTTGAGCTAGCCGTTAAATATAAATTAATTGAAGTTGCTTACGATCCGGCCTTTATGGAAAGAAGCGCGCAGATTTTATTAGATAGAGGAATAAATATGGTTAACTTTCCTCAAACTCATTCTCGAATGATACCAGCTTGCGGTAATGCTTATGAGCTTATTGCAAATAATAGAATTGAACATGACGGAGACCCTTTATTTGCTGACCAAGTTTTAAGTGCTGCACAAAAAATTACAGATATGGGCTGGAGATTATCTAAAGGCCGAAGCAAAAGAAAAATAGATAGTGCTATAGCAATGGTGCTTATGCTAGATAGAATTACCGCGCCTATACCTAAAGACGATAATCCGGAAGTTGCTATTATAAACTTATGAAAAACGTAATAACAACAACAGTAGAAGTAGCTGGAGCAAGTCTTATAATTTATGGTGTATATCAATTTAATGTAAGTTTAGCCTATATCGTAGGCGGCGCATTTTTAATTGCAGGAAGTTATTTAGTTAGTAGATGAGTTTATTTAATAGAAAAGAAAACAGGGACGCAGCCTTAGGAAATCTAGTTGACTTGTTAGCCTTAAGAGAAGGCGGTTTAACAAATTACACTGGTGAAAAAGTAAATGAAATGTCTGCTTTAGGTATTTCAACAGTATTTAGTGCAGTTTCATTATTAGCCGATAGTATTGCGTTATTGCCTATTAAAACATTAAGATTTGAAGGTCAAAAAACTATATTTACTGACAAGCCTCGATTTTTAGAAAAACCTAATATAAGTCTTGATCTTTCTATGTTTTCATTACTACATCAAACAATAACTTCATTAGCTATGCATGGAAATGCGTTTATATTGGTTGATAAAGATAGGCAAGGAAGACCTATTCAATTAACGCCGATACATCCTGAAAAAATTAAAGTTGAAATGTTAAATGGCCAAAAAATTTATTATTTACAAACAGCTAAAAAAAATGCTTATGACAGAAAAATAACATCGAATAATATGTTGCATTTTGTTTGGTACACTTATCCTGGCGACTTAGTAGGCGTAAGTCCATTAAGAACTAATGCAAATACTTATGGCTTAGCTTTAGCAATGGAAAGACACATAAGCCAGTTTTACGGTCAAGGAGGAACGCCTAGTTCGGTTTTAGAAACAGATAGAGATTTAACAGCTGAACAAGCAAAAACATTAAAAGAAACTTGGCTTGGAAACCATAATAAAAATAGAAAACCGGCTGTACTTACTGGAGGTTTAAAATGGAAAGCTATAAGCGCTTCTGCTGGCTCCGAGCTAATTGACGCAAGAGATCAAATTGTGCATGAAATTGCTAGAGTATTTAGAATACCGGCACATTTATTATTATCTAAAGATGGCTCTAATGTTTATTCAAACCTTGAAAGTAACGGCTTAGCCTTTATCAGGCATACACTTTTACCTTGGATTAAAAGAATTGAAGATGGCTTGTCATCATTATTACCAGGTAAACAATTTGTAAGACTTGACACCGACGAATATGCGCGAGGAGATCAATTAAGCAGAGTTCGTTCTTTTCAAGTTGCAATTAGTTCTGGAGTAATGACGCCAAATGAAGCTAGATCAAAAATGGACTTGGAGCCCTATGAAGGTGGCGATAAATTTTATATTGGTTTGCAAGGCGCATTAATTGATCCAACACTGCCTCCTCAAGGAACTGATGAACATGATCCAACAAACGAATTAAATAAAGACTAATGCCTTATAGTATAAAAACAGATGAAAAAGATTGTAGCGGTTTTGCTGTAGTTAAAGATAGTGATAATAAAATAATGGGTTGTCATAAAACAGAAAAAGAAGCAAAAGACCAAATAACTGCTTTAAATTTAGCTGAAAAAGAATATCAAAGAGAAGCGGACCCTGAAAACGATATTTACGAAACACAAAAAGAAGCTGAAGATAAAGCAAAAGAAATAGGTTGCATAGGCTCACATACTCATGAAATAAATGGCGAATTGTATTATATGCCTTGCGAAAATATGGAGGATTATACAAAGCTAACAGGCAAAAAGCATAAAAGTAAAGATGACGTAACTTTAGTTGAAAACGAAAGAGAGTTAAGACAAGTAGATAGGAAACCTCCAGAGTTTATGAAAAAAAATGCTCAGAGAGGTTTAGATAATATAAGAAAAGCAGGACCTGGCTTAACCGATAAAACAAAAAGAGAAGCGCGTTCTATGGCAGCTGGCGAGCCAGTATCAGTTTCAAAAATAGTTCGTATTGCTGCTTGGCATAAACGTCATATTGTTGATCTTGATAGAGAAAAAAGTAATCCGCAAGACCCTGACACTTGGAGATATTCAGACGTTGCTTTTTTACTTTGGGGATCAAATCCCTGGACTAATCCTATGCAAGCTGCCGATTGGGCCGATAGAAAAATAGCTCAGTTAGTAAAAGAAGGCGAGTTAGAGCCTAGAAACGATTCTTCTACACCTGCACCAAAAAAAGACCAAATTAAAGGAAGCAAAAAAAATAAAAAAGGGTCTGCAAGCGGAAAAGCTGGAGGAATAAAATTTAGTGAAGGTACAGAAAAAGCAATTAAAAATAGAATAGCTGAACATAATGAGGAAGTATCAGGAATGGCTTCTTGGAGAAAATTAAAAGCTTCTGCTGCTAAAGCAGTTGTAAGAAGAGGCTTTGGAGCATATAGCACAAGTCATAGACCTGGAGTTAGCAGGCAAGCTTGGGGATTAGCTAGATTAAAAGCATTTAGTTATTTGCTTAAAAATGATAAACCAAAAAACCCTAATTATAAATCTGACAATGATTTATTACCTAAAGAGCACCCACGATATAGTGCAAAAAAAGAATCAAAAAGCAGTAATCAACACGTTGAAGTATTTGATAGAGC